TCGGCATCTATGTGCTGGGCGAGAAAATGCATCTGGCTACAGCTCACAAGTTAACTACCTCATCTGAAATCTTCTTCAAGGTCTCGGAGATTATTGAAGGTTCCCAAGTGCTGCTAGATAACTTTGCAAAGAAGTATGAATCTAAAGGATCGCAGGAGATTCGGTTTAAGAACAAGGCTCGCTACCTAATCAGAGCCGGTAACTCAGCTGCTCGAGGTATTGCCGCACCGGATGTAATCCATATTGACGAATTGCGTGAGTTTGACACCGAGGATGTCTGGTCATCAATGCGATTTACCCAGATGTCGAATCCCAACCCGCAGGCTTATGTCTATTCCAACGCTGGCCATGCCAATTCGGTTCTACTGCATAAATTTAGGGAGCGCGGCCTTGCAGCTAGTGAAGGAGCCGATGATTCTATTGGCTGGTTCGAATGGAGTGCTGAACCCGGAGCCGAGATAACCGACAAGGAAGCCTGGTACCAGAGCAACCCGTCACTCGGCCACACGGTCCATGAAGATAATATCAAGGACAGTTTATCGGATCGTGAGGACATATTTAGAACCGAAATCTTGTGCCAGTTTGTCTCGATGATTAACCCAGTCATCTCGGAAGCCGAGTGGAAGAAGTGCAAGGTCGATAACCTGCCTCAGTTAAATGTCGAGGTCGATACTTGGATGGCCATTGATTTAAGTCCGGACAGGAAACACGGCAGCCTTGTTGCAGGCCAAAGAATTGACGGCGATAGGTTTATGGTCAGCCTTTTGCATACTTGGTTTAACCCAGTTAACCTTGATGATAAAGAGATGGCTAACGATATTGCTTACTGGGTGCGCAAGTTCCCGGTTAATGCCGTTGCCTATAGTAAGTCCACAGCTTCAGCGGTTGCAGCTCGATTATCACCCGCCGGAATTCCAGTGTATGAAATCAATAGCCAGGAGTATCAGCAATGCTGCGATGAATTCGTCTCTGCGGTTTCTTCGATGCGACTTGTCCATTCGGATCAAGAGGAATTGACCAAGCAAGTCCTAAGCGCGGTTAAATTAACTCGAGGCGATGGCGGTTGGGTTATGGGGCGCAAAGCTTCTGGAATTGTTTGCGGAGCAGTTGCCTCGGCGATGGTTACTCACTTTGCGACACGCGCTGAATCTGAAGTAGACATTCAGGTAGGATAATGTCTAGACAGTAGCGTATAATATGTCCAATGGGAATCCGGGACATTTTTACATCATCAAAGCCAGCAGTCGAGGTTACAGTCGACGCCGCTTCTACCCCTGCGCCGTTTAATAACACGGCTTCATTTAATCCTTTCGTATTTACACAGTCAGTAGCTTCCCGCCAGCAAGCCATGGCAGTTCCAACTATCGCAAGAGCGCGTAACATCATCTGTTCAACTCTTGCAGCTCTACCACTCGAGCAATACTCAAAGGTCGATGGATCACACATGGGAACACCGGCTGTTATCAATCAGCCAGACCCACGCGTTCCCGGTTCTGCAATTTATGCTTGGCTCGCAGAGGACTTGTTATTTCATGGCGTTGGTTATGGACAGGTTATGGAGCAATACGGAGACACGGGCAGAGTCCGCGCATGGACTCGCGTAGCACCAGATCGCGTAACAACTAAACTTAATAACAACCAGACAGAAATTGTTGGCTATCAAGTAGACGGCTCAGTAGTTCCAACCCAAGGCGTCGGTTCTCTTGTAGTGTTTTACGGTCTCGATGAAGGATTACTTAATCGTGCAGGCCGCACAATCCGCGCAGCTCACGCACTTGAGCAAGCAGCCGAAACTTTCGCTAAAGAGCCAGTACCACTTCAGGTTCTAAAGTCTAATGGCACTAATCTTCCAGCAGAGCGAATCTCAAAGCTTCTCGAATCTTGGAGAACTGCTCGCCTTACAAAGTCAACTGCGTTTCTTAATGCAGATGTTGAATTGCAGGCGTTGGGCATCGATCCAGCCAAATTACAGCTGAATGAAGCTCGCCAGTATGTCGCTCTGGAATTGGCTCGCGCCTGCAACCTTCCTGCATACTTCGTAAGCGCAGAAACTACAAGCATGACCTATAGCAACTCTGTTTCGGAGAGGCGTTCTCTTATCGACTTCTCAATGAAGCCAATCCTTGCAAGCATTGAACAGCGTTTATCTATGCCGGATTTTTGCCCGTCAACTGGTGAGATTCGATTTAGCTTAGATGAATTCTTGCGCTCAGATGCTTTACAGCGCGCTCAAGTATATGAAATTCTTAATCGCATCGGTGCCATGAGTGTCGAGCAGATTAGAGAAGAAGAAGATCTAATTGATAACAAGGAGACCCGATGAAGATAACCATGCCATACGCCATTACAGCGGCGGATGCAGAGTCTCGCATTATTGCAGGCCGCATCGTTTCATGGAACGCTGAAGGCAGCACATCAGCAGGCCGCACTATGTTCAAAGAAGATTCCATCACTATGGCTAAGAACATCAAGCTAGTTCTTCAACACGATGTAACCAGACCTCTTGGCAAAATGGTTTCATTCGAGGCAGATGCAACAGGCATCACAGCAGAATTTAAGATCGCAAAGACTACAGCTGGTAACGATGCCCTTGAAGAGGCAGCAACCGGATTACGCAGCGATTTCAGCGTAGGCGTAGATGTTGCAGAGTGGGATAACGAGGATGGCGTAATGGCTATCAGCGCATCAAATCTCATCGAGGTTAGCCTCGTCACAGATGGCGCAATCCCAGGCGCAGAGGTCGCGAAAGTAGCGGCAGAAGATACAGAAATTTCTGAGACATCTCAGGAAGAAACACAATCAACTACAGAAGGAGAACAAGTGTCAGACACTACCGTTCCAGAAGTTGCTCCTGCCGCAGAAACGGTAGAGGCTGCAAAGGTTGAAGTTAAGGCTGCAACAGCACCTTATATCTCAACAACTGTTCGTAACCCAATCGTTGATAAGGCTTCTTATCTCGAGCACTCAGTCCGTGCCTCACTCGGCAACGACGAATCAAAGATGTATGTTGCAGCAGCAGCAGACCTCACAGACAACGCTGGTCTCGTACCAACTCGTCAACTTACAGAAGTCATTAACGGCATCTCAAACGCAGACCGCCCATTTATTGACTCAATTACTCGCGGCGCACTACCTGATGCAGGTATGACTTTCGAGATTCCTAAGATCACAGTTGCTCCAACAGTTGCAGTCGCATCTGAAGGTGGAACACCATCTGAGACAGACCAGAACGCAGCTTTCGTTTCTGTGAGCGTTCAGAAGTTCATCGGCCAGCAGACATTTAGCCTCGAGCTACTTGATCGCAGCTCACCTGCGTTCTTTGCTGAACTCGTACGCCAAATGGAATACGCATACGCAAAGGCTACAGATAACGCAGTTGCAACAGCAATGGTCAACGGCGGAACAGACGGCGGAAACCGCGCAGCACTTACAACTGGCGCTCTTGTTGCTGATTTCGTTTCAGATGCAGCAGTTTCAATCTACAAGGGAACTCTTGGGTTCGCTCAAAACATCGTAGTTTCTCCAGAACAATGGGGCGCACTCATGGGCTTGGTCGATGGTTCAAATCGCCCAATCTTCCAGCAAACAATCAACCCACAGAACGCAGGCGGAACACTTACTGCAACAGCAGTTCGCGGAAACCTTCTAGGGCTGAACCTTCGCGTATCACGCGCATTAACAGATGGTTCAGGCGTTGGAGATAACACTCTTATTGTTATCAACCCAGATGCTTACACCTGGTACGAATCACCACGCCTATCACTCCAGACAAACCTCATCTCAACAGGTCAGGTTCAAGTTGGATACTACGGCTACGGCGCAACAGCAACAAAGCTTGGCGCAGGCGCTTACCGTTTCATGGTTGCGTAGTCACAAACTAATCATGGGGGGGCTGCTGCTCCCGGTGGCTCCCCCAGTCGTTTAACAGAGAGGATACAGAGATGGCATCGATAGTCACCGTAGCAGAGCTAAGGTCAATCCTTGGCGTCTCTGTATCCCTTTATAGTGACGCATATCTAACAGATGTCATCGATACAGCTGAGGCAGTTATCTTGCCTATGCTCGTCACTTACGCTTCACCAATATCCCGTGTTGAACTCCAGGATAACATTGCCTACTACACAGTCCTAGGCGAGAACAATTTTTCAGAGGGTCAGAGCGTAGTCATTACAGGCTGCGGAACCCCATTCAACGGAACCTTTACGATCTTAGAATCTAGCAATTACGACATTGATACTTATGTCATGAATTCTAATTCTCGAGTATTCGTAGACGGCGTTTATCGTGACTTTAACGGATTCTTCACAGTCTCAATTACTAACGCAGACATCGATGGCCGTAATGTCATCCCTTCAGGCAAGGCAACCCTTTCAGGCGCAGCTACTTATGTCGGAGTCAGCGCCGTAGAGTCAGCAGTCCTAGCAGTCTCAGTAGAAGTATTCCAATCTCGTATCGCTCCTGGTGGACAAATCGAGGGAATCGACTTTACCAATGTTAGCCCTTACCGCCTAGGGCGCAGTCTCTTTAACCGCGTATCAGGACTCTTAGGGGCATACATCGACACCGATTCAATGGTGCAGTAATGTCTACAATTCTCGACACAGTACGCCAGCCTTTAGCCAACGCCTTTGCTAATGTCGCAGGCAATGTCTACGCCTATGTGCCAGAAGCGCCTATGGTGCCATTCGTAGTTACAGTCCCAGATTCTCCTTACCTTGAATTAGAGACCATTAACAAGTCAACGCTTCACATTAAAATCAATCTTGTAATCTCAGTCGCAGTTGCATATAACAGCAACCCGGCTTCGCTCGACAATCTCGAGCAGCTCGTCATAAGTGTTCTGAAGGTGATCCCGGTGGGGTACACAGTCGGAGCGGTTGAAAAACCAACAGTAACTCAAGTTGGCCCTTCCAATGTATTGGTGGCCGATATCAGGGTTTCTACCTACTACACACAAACAAACTAAAGGAAAATAATATGGCAACCGTAGTAATCACAGGGCGCGATATTTCTCTATCTTTCACAGGTGGAACAGATATCGAGGCTCAGGCACTTTCAGCAGTCCTAACAAAGACAAACCTTCGTGAGACATACCAGACTCTCGATGGCGAAGCTTATAAGACCACTAACATCGAAGGCACATTCGCACTTTCAATGCTCGCTGACTGGGGTAAGGCTAACTCAGTATGCGAAGCTCTATGGACAGCAGCAGAATCAGCACCAGATACAGATATCAGCGTTACACTCACAGCAGCTACAGGCGCTCAGTTCGTATTCCCAATCATGCCTGAATTTCCAACAGCAGGCGGAGCCGGAACAGATGCACAGACTGTAGACTTTACATTCAAGGTATCAAAGGGAACAGTCGTAGAGACTTTCTCCTAAACAGTAGAAACGGGAGCAAATAAATGCAACAGCAAATAACAATTAAATATATAGACGGAACCGAAACCAGTTACATGGTTCGCCCGCCAGATTACGCCCGCTGGGAAATGGCAACTAAGAAGGTCATTTCTCAGTTCGGCGGAATGTGGGACATTCTTTATGTAGCACACAGCGCCATGAAGCGTGAAGCAGGCGGTAAGCCGACTAAGACATTAGATCAATGGATGGAATCTGTTGACGATGTTGAAGTAGGTGAAGGAGACCCAAAAGTCATCCAAGAGGAAGCGTAAGCCGACTCTTAGTTGAACTGGCACTAGCTACTCAGATTCCTATGGATCATTGGCAAAGTGCCGAGGATATTCTTACAGCTATTGAAGTACTAGAGGAGCGTAATCGTGGCAGATGAAGTAATTGCCTTCGATAAAACGGAACTTCGCATGGTGTTCAAGGCGTTAAAGAATATGGGTGAAGAGGCTAACGAAGAAGCCAAGCGCCAATCAGGCGCTCTGGCTGAATTCGCTCGAGATGAAGTTATCCAGAAGGCTAACTCAATCCAGAGCAGCAAAGTCGCAGGCCGAATCGCTCAGGGTTCTCGGGTTAAGAAGTCCAGCCGTATCGGCGAGATTACTTACGGTTTTGCTTCTCAGAAGTTCTCAGGTGGCGCGACCACTAGAGATATCTGGGGCGGTTCAGAATTCGGTTCTAATAAGTTTAGGCAGTTCCCCGTATGGTCAGGCCGTCAAGGTCGAGGCTCTAAGGGCTGGTTTATTTATCCAACGCTTCGCAAAATTCAACCGCAGATCGTGGCTAGATGGACTGAATCATTCGACAAGATTCTTAAGGAGTGGACATAATGGCTACAGGTACAAGAGCATTAACGCTCAAGCTGCTTGCCGATGTCGATAACTTCACTAAGAACCTTGACAAGGCAGATAAAGATGTCGCCACCTTTGGGGATAAGGTTGCTAAGTTTGGCAAGTTAGCAGGAGCAGCCTTTGCAGCAGCCGGTGCAGCAGCCGTAGCCTATGCAGGCAAGTTAGCCATTGATGGCGTTAAGTCAGCCATCGAGGATGAAGCAGCGCAAGCCAAGTTAGCCAATACGCTTCGAAATGTTACCAAGGCAACAGATGACCAAATAGCCTCAACAGAGGAATATATCCTTCAGACTTCCCTGGCTACAGGTGTCGCAGATGATGAGCTTCGCCCATCGCTAGATCGTTTAACTCGAGCCACTAAAGATTTAGACAAGGCGCAGCAATTACAAACCCTTGCACTCGATATTGCGGCTGGTAGTGGCAAGTCTCTTCAGGCGGTCACAGAAAGCCTCTCAAAGGCTCAAGAAGGCAACCTAGCAGGCCTTAGCCGCTTAGGTGTAGGACTTGATAAGGCTGAATTAAAGACTCTTACATTTGACCAGATAACAGCAAAGTTAGCTGGTACTTTCGAGAACCAGGCTTCTAAGCAAGCAGATACATTCCAAGGTAAATTAGCCCGCCTTACAGTAGCCTTCGATGAAGGCAAGGAAACAGTAGGCGCTTATATTCTAGATGCCATTACTCCTATGGTCGAGGTTTTAGTTAAGAATGTCATTCCAGCTATTCAGGATTTCACCAGCAACTTAGGCGATAAACTTGCTCCAGTCATGAAGGTTATCCAGCCAATCATTAACGGCCTACGATCAGCCTTTAGTTCTGTACGAAATGCCCTTGCTGAGAATAATGACGAGCTTCGCCCATTCTTTAACCTTCTCAAGAACATTGCAGACTTCGTAGTTACTTATATGGCTCCGGCTATTGGAGAAACCCTTGGCCTGGCATTTAAGGCTCTTGGCAAAATCATCTCAACTATTATCGACCAGTTCGCTAACTTCGTAGATCAGATTACTAAGATTTATAACACTATTAAAGGCATTATTGATGCTATTAAGGGTGCAGGCTCAGCGGTAGGTAACTTCTTCTCTGGTGCTTCATTTAGCGGAGCCACTACCCCATCTGCTCCAGCAGCTCCACCACTTCAATTACAGACCCCTACACTTCCGCGCTATATTGCAGCAAGTACAGGAACTACCAATATTACAGTTAATGGCGCAATCGACAGCGAATCAACAGCCCGCCAGATCGTAACTATTCTTAATGACTCCTCAGCTCGAGGAACCCTAGGCGGGAACTTAATCTACGCATGACCGCCTGGACTCCCACCTATAAAATTCTGGTAGATGGCTATGAAGTAACAGATGTTACCGTAGCTAACCTGACAATAACTTCTGGCCGTACTGACATAAATCAGCAACCAATTGCAGGTTATTGCCAGTTGCAGTTAATTAACTTTAATAACAGTTCTTATGACTTTACCGTAGGAACTAGCCTTACTGTAGAAGTAACCAACTCTGTAGCCACTTATGTCCCCATCTTTGGCGGCCTAATCTCAGATTTTACTATTGCGGTTAACAGAGCCGGAGACCTTGGCTATACAACCATCGCCACCATTACAGCTCTTGGCGCATTATCTAAGCTGCCTAAGATTATCGATAATGGAATCTTGTCCCAAGATTTCGATGGCGACCAGATTTACACACTTCTATCTGGCTATCTCTTGGGGCAATGGAATGAAGTGCCGGCGGCTCAGACTTGGGCTACCTATGACCCTACTGAGACTTGGGCTAATGCTGTTAACATCGGCTTAGGTGAAATTGACCAGCCAGGCGATTATCAACTTATCGCGCGATCATCAAGTCCAACAGACCTTTATACACTTTGCACAGATATTGCTAACTCAGCCTTTGGGGTTCTCTATGAGGATGCTAACGGCAATATCGGCTATGCAGACCAGACTCATCGACAGGATTACTTAGCTGCTAACGGGTACACCACCCTCGATGCTAACCATGCCAATGGACTGGGACTAGCTGCGACTACTCGCGCTGGAGACCTTAGAAACTATTTCAATATCATTTACGATAACAATGGCAACCAGTCCTATGTTGCTCAGGATTTAACCAGCCAATCTCTTTATGGCGTTTATGGAGAATCTTATACTTCTCGAATCAAGAGCACTTCAGATGCAGAAGCCTTGGCAGATCGTTACATCGAGCTAAGA